TGAAAGCTCACTACAGATGATAATATCATCTTTGCGTACTTTACGCAGTAAACGTCCAAGCTGTCGTTTTGTGTAATTTTTCGTTCCACTGATAGTTTCTTCTATCCAATCGTCAATCACCAAATTACTACGTTCGCAGAAGTTGTTTATCTCAAAACGTTGGTTCTCTACAGTCTGCTTGTCACTGCTTACCCTAATATATCCGTAAATCATAATTTTTCATCATAAACTGCAACTTTTAATCCGCCTCTCACTAATTTTTCAAGATTTTTACCTAAATCTTGCATGTGAAATCTAATGACTGATATATCTTCATCATTAACTATTCTTGTTAAAGCATTGATGTGTAAAATCCCTGAAGCACGTTTGGCATCTTCTCTATACAGTTCGTAGTAATTATCTATTCGTAATAGAATGATTTTATCGGGGTATATATTTTTCAAATTATCGAATAGTTTTATCATTTCGTTTCTCCTTTCTCTTTCATTCGTTGTAACACATCTTTGTTGGCTTCGAGGATTTCATCGAAAGAGGGGATTTCGTTTTTACCAACATAATAAAACATAAGACCTCTGCTAACCATTGGCGAACGTCTTTTTAATGAGTTGAAAATAGATGTTGTTGGAATATTCATTTTAATTGAAGCATCTTTTATTGATTTGAAAACGTAAGCAGTTTCTCCATGTATGCAACAAATCTTTTTTCGATAACTATCAGTCGCATGCCCATAGGAGTTATTGTAAGACCTTGTACACCATTCCAAGTTATCAACATTATTATTTAAAGGGTTCTCGTCTTTATGATTTACCATCTCTAAATTTAAAGGGTTTGGTATAAATGCTTTTGCAACAAGCCTGTGCACAAACATTAGTTTCCTTTCCCCATTAATGCTAATTGTTACCTGAACATATCCATGAGAATCTATAGAACCTTTCATTATCCTTGGATACGCTCGTTTCCCCCATCTACTAAAAATGCTTCTAACTCGTCCCAAATTACTAACTTGATACCCAAACACTCCTTTTGTGTCTTTCCATACCTCTTTCATGTCATTATAAATTTAAGAGTTTATGAATATTCTCTATGACTTCTCCGTCTGTCAGTGAATCGTCCTGCATGATTGATTTAATCCGATTTGCAAGCCATTCAGCACCGGCTTTGAACCCTTGTTCAATGTCATATCTATCAAAATCGAAATGCAATCTATATTTCTTTGGAACTCCACGTTCTTGACATTTATCGTCAGCATATTTCCTTGCTGCTTCTTCTACTGTCTGTTTCATACTTTAGTTCTCCATATTAGGTGTTATATCTTGAAAATATGCCCATTTGACAACATCAGCAAATCGTGCATACCAAATAGTGTTATCTTCTATATGATAATATCCACATCCATAAGTGCCATCCGAAAGGATATAAATACAAAACCTCCTTTCCTCCGGCACTTCGCTTGCATCATGCCACACGCTATTGATACGCCATTCAGAGCCGTTTTCAAAACCAAGAGCAATAAATTCCTTAATATCGGAAATACCACTCGGAACTCCTCTTCTTCCAAATGAATCAATTACTGATTTTGCAAATCCTTTTGCTGCTTCTTCCAATGTCTGTTTCATATTTTTCTCGATTAAATTATTACCATGACATCACGCTTTCTGGCGAATATAGAATCCGTTATATAGTACGTGATGGCTTTCTCTTCCGCATCTCTCAACAATTCGTGTTTAAGAATCTTATAGTAAGAGTTGGTATGCTCTGCATAGACCATGATTTCTCTTACCCGTTTCAAATCGTCTAAAAAGGATTGAGGGTTATGTTCCTTTATTTTCTTTATATTCATAATTGACCGTCCTTCTTTACAATTCTACCATCGTCTAACAACGTGTATAGTTTACCCTTATAGGCCAGAGCACAACACCATTGGCGGGCATACTTCAAATACTGATGCAATTTGTATCTGTGCGGGTGTTTCTGCATCTTTTTTTCTATTCTTTTCTTCATGTTACGTCATTAATGTGAATTTCCCCTTTCAAAACCCGTTCTACCTGCCTGTCTATTATCCCTTGGAATTCTATTTGGCAAATAAGAGAGCAATCAGGCATGATTTCTTCTGGTATTTCTCCACGGTTAGGAGAAAGCTCATCAAGAAATATTTTTCCCGATCGGTCTTTCAGACACGTTGCGCCTACTTCTCGTTCAATCTTAGCCATCCGGTCAAACACTTTCGGAAAATCCTTCCGTATCTTGTTCCAATAGCCCATGCCGCCTTTCACACAACCGATACAGTTGTTGTTATTGTAACCCATCTTGTACATAGCGGGGATTTCAATACCAGCTTTCCAAAGCATACCCATTGCATCCTTTTTGGTTATCTGTCTTTCAATAAGCGGGAATAACGGCTTTGTATCCGGATATTGTTGCTTTAGGCGAATGGCACGGTTAATCTCTTTCGGGTCAAAATCAAATCCCCAGACTTGACCGTCCCAATTTCCCAACTCTTTTTCCAGCTTGTAACGAACTTGTTTCTTTAGTTCGAATGTGCAAGCTGCGCCAGTAGGACCATTAATAAATCTTTTCTTAGTCAACACATCCTCTACGTTGAGATACTTATCGCTTCTGATAGTATGTATCGGACGATTATACCATCTTTCGCAATCAGATAGGAACCGGGTGTTATCAGGATGCCCGGAACCTGTTTCGATATAGTAAATCTGCACATCATCATACAGACTTAGTGCTATCTTACAAGCTACTGCGGATGTTACACCGCAAGAAAACCATGCTATTATCATATAGATTATTTTTAATTCGATTTCTTCCTTTTATTCCGTTCCCGATTGTCTTCCGAAACACACATTTTGCACCATGATGTCTTGATGTGATACGCCTTTCCGTTGCGGTAGATTGTCCTGTCATAGAAGCAGGATAGCAAAAGCAGTCTTTTACAGCGGCTACATACCTTGCGTTCTACACCGTCCACCATCACCCGGTTTCTCGGCTTCCGTTTCACTATCTCACACTGGCCGCATTCGGATGCACCGTACTTCCGGCAATAAGCAAGGGAATGCTTGCCACATTTCGCGAAAGAGGTGCAATCGGAGCGGGGGACTGTCTGATGAACATTCATATTTCTATTACTATTAAAATAGGCTGGCCTGAACCAAAGTGCCTTTACTCGTTTTTGTTTCTCCGAAACACTCTTGACGAAAACGAATGTTACCCGCTTCAAAGTAGTGTTTATCCTTATCGCATCCCCAGAAATCAAACCCAAGTTTATAGGCAGCAATCCTATCGCTCTGACTACCCATGTGAGGACTTCCAATCTTATGCCCGGGATTCGCATAATTATTAAGCAACCATCCATACAACGCAACAGGTTTCTGATTAGGGTGAATGCGTATTTCTTTGTTCTTCATGTTTTCCTGTAGCATTCCGTGCCATCTATATTTAAATTTTCTGACGGCAGTCGGAAATGAAGTCCATGCCAATTCACAATCGGCGAAATCATTCATTCCATTATCTTTACCCAAACTATCCAGCAACTGCTATCAAAAGGAATACGGCTTATAAAATGGTTGGCTCCCCATATTATTTGCTTTTTAGAAACTCTAATAAGTTCTTGAAAATACTCTTTGGGTGGTGCATCTTTATCGTTTCCGGAATAACAGATATATGACTTTGATATGGCAATCTTGCTTCGAGTACCATTCTTTTCGCCATCTTCTCCAATTCCGTAAGGCGGGTCATCTATTATCAAATCAAAAAACTTATCTGGAAACTTAGATAGAAAATCCATTCTATCACAGTTATATACTTCACTTATAGGCATAGTTTGATATTTTTCCGTTTTCGTATCTCAGAACCACTCTTCATCCTTTCCGACCTCTACCGAAAGCCAGTCCATGAGGAGAGTTATAAGGTTATAAATCAGTTTCATTTCACTAAACTTTTATCGCGTTGGCAATATTATCGGCATCCGACAGCTTTCTTACCAGCACATCAAATGCGGATGTGCATCGTTCTGTGTTCATATTGACCGTTTTCCCGATTTTCAAACTGTCGGAAGCAAGGTTCATCATCCTTGCCACATTGGAAAGCTTCAGGTATTCCAACGTAAACCTGTTAAACTGTGCATCTTTCTTCCGAAGTTCTTTAATCCTTTCGTCGAACTGAATACAGGAGTAATCGCACAATGTCCTTGCAATCTCTGCGGAATGAGATATGCCGTTATCGTCAAGAACCTGCTTGAACTGCCAGTACAACATATCCACGTGCTTGTTCACTTCTTCCGTGTACTTGTCGTTGCAGTCGGCAAAGAACTCGCTCCGGTCTGAACCGATAACGCTGTTTACAGTACGCTCATATTCCTTTCTTGCCTTGTCGGCATCATTCAAATACCGTTTGAATGCCTGTCTGTAATAAGGCGTGCGTTTCATCGCATGCAGGCTCTCGATAACCTGCCCGCAACAGATGTCGTTCGTGAAGAGAATGTTGTAAGTGCAGAGTACCACAAGGCTCTCATACTTGCTGATTATCTTGGTTGCTGCATCGGTAGTCATTGTCTTGCGTGTTCTGCCTTGTTCATATTCTTGTTTCTGCTCTCTGTTGCAAGTTCATTAATCATGCGCTGCTGCTCCAATAATTCGATTCTCCTTTCAAGTTCTATATCCATAATCATTTTTTCTTAAAATTCTCACATATCCTTCCGTACCTGTCACATGCGCATACCCTATGACCTTTAGCCTTACAGAGGCATGAGTTTCCGATAAAGTCTTTGGCGTATGAGCATTGGTGGCAGTGGACGGGGGAGAGGGGTTCTTTTTTCTTTGCCATTATACTCTGTTAGAAAGGCTGTTCCTCTTGGATGGATTCATTCATGTTACCGATTGGCACATAATCCAAATCATAGAATCTGGTTGTCAATGCGTCAAAACCGCATATAAATTTCAGTAATCCGATATTACGCCCTTTGGCAATATCAATCATAGCAGTACCTTTCGTGCTTACATTCTTAAACTCATCCGGATAAGGCTTATCTTTTACTTCCGGCCTATATATGAGAATAACCACATCGGCAGCTTCCGCTATCTGTCCACTATCTCTAAGTCGTGCAAGAGTGGGAACCGGATTAAGGTTATCCCTGTTTAATTGGGAAAGAGCGATAATCCATATATCCAAATCTTTTGCAAGGTTCTTCAACCGCCTTGCCACATCACCCATCTGCTGCTCCTTATTAGCTCCTTTCATATTGACATTCAATATTTGCAGATAGTCAATCACGGCACCGTCAATATCATGCTTTATCTTCATGTAACGGATAGAGGATATGATTGTGTCTATGTTTGATGTGCTCCGGTCGTCAAAATATATGCTTTTCCCCGCGATATTTCCAACCCCCTTGTCAATGGCTTGTATCTGTGAATCGGTGAGCCTCGAATACATGATTTGATTGGCTGGTACTCCACTTTCCATAGAGAGAATACGAGCCGCAATTTGCTCTTTTTTCATCTCCATTGAATACATGGCTATCCTTGCACCCGAAAGGCTCGCATTGCGCATCATAGACACTGCAAGGCTCGTTTTTCCTTGAGAGGTTTCACCTGCAACAATTATCAAGTCAGACTTCTGCAATCCTCCGGATTTGGCGTCTATCTTCTCAAATCCTGTCGGAGTTCCGGTAAGCGGCTTACTTCCGGATAGGTTATCATTAATCATTTTGTACACATTTTCAATTCCTTCATTTATTGAGGAAACGGTCGTGCTGCTTGATTTGAACAATGAAGCCATGTCGTCATTGACTTTTTTTGCAACATCTTCAATGTCTTCCGCTTCAGTATATGAGTTGGAAACAAGATATTGCCCTATAGAGTAAAACATTCTTCGGATATGTAGGTCTTGGAGCCTTGAAGCGTATTGATACAAATCGAAAGTATGGCATGATACAATCTTCATGTACTCAACTATATCGAATTTCACTCCGTTTTCTTCCAGCTTACCCTTTACGAAAACAAGGTCAGCTCTATTCCCCGATGATACAACCTGCAGTACCGCCTTGTATATTTCCGCATGGAAATGGTTATAGAAGCATTCTTCGGTTAGAATATCCCTTACTTGCTCTATTGCGTCACGTTCTGCGATAATAGTGCCGAGAACGATTTTCTCTGCTTCCTCGTCACGTAATTGTACATTAACTTCCATACTCTTTCTTTGCCCAATTTAATACCGTCCTGTATAGGTTGGTATATCGTTTACGTAAATCTTTCCGGTTCTCTATCTGCTCGATAATGTCGGCTATCTGTTTACCCGTATATTTTTCTTTGAGTTTTAGGAACTCGGTTTCCGTGATTTGAGTAGAAAAGTTTTTAGGGTTACTACAGAAAGGCGCTTTCCGTTTCAACCAATCATTGAATTTAATAAAATCCGGATTTAAAGAAGCGGATGAAGAAGCCTCGGCTTCTTTCTTATCTCCGTTAGGAGATTCTTTATTATTATCTTCTCCTTTCTTAGTATTTGTGTCACCCGTGTGTCGTTTTTTAGACGGCTGTGTCACTTGTTGTGTCAAAAGGTGTGTCACTTGCGACTGTAATTTATTGATTTGCATTAATATAGATGTGTCAAATGTTGTGTCGTTTGGTGTGTCACTGCTGTTATATTCATCATATTTGCAAAGGGTTATCATGGTAACGCCTTGTGTGTCGTCAGTAGTAATCATACCTTCGCTTTTAAGGTGTGCCAAAAATGTTCTTACCTTTCTTTCCGTCCATCTCCACCGTCTTGATAAAAAACGTATGGAAGCTGGATATTGCCCACGATTACAGACCACTTCTCGACCTCCGATACTCACCTTTCGGGACGTTGCCTCAAATCGTGCAGACTGTATCAAGTCCAACCACGCTTCGCAACCGCTAAAAGTCCGGGCTTCATTCCACAATTCATTCGAGAAGAACTTGCGGCTTAGTTTTATAAATCCATCCATCGTAAATCAATCTTTGTTAGAAAGGGATAAACGTTTTCTTTCCATATACAAATGCAAAATGTTTATCTCTCCGCTCCTGGGACATTTTGGTATATGTTCTATCTCTTTGACAACTTCTTTGATTGAGGGAACTTTAAAGCTATCCTTTGCCATTGTCATACATCTTTCAAATAATCGTTTACAACTTTTATAAACTCATCAAGTGACCGGACAACGACATATTTAGCGCCAATACTTTCAAACTCCTTCTGATATTCTTTCTGATGTTCAGATTGCCTGCCAGTCTTTATCTTCAATTCTATTCCACAAAATGGATAGAACTTGTTGGGGATAAGGAGAATTAAATCGGGGAATCCAGCCCGAACGCCCATTTGCTTGAATTTTGCGGCTTCAATGGCGTTGCGCTTTCCGCCGTTGGGAACACAAGCAAGCCGTTTCTTCCATTTAGGATATTTCAAGTCCCAATATTTAATTATAGATTTTTGGAGATTATCTTCTAAATGTCTCATATATACTTTATTTTAAGTTCCACATCCACCGGCTTATCCCTCATCGTGGAGAAAGCATCAAGTATCCTCTCCTTAGTCAACTGGATAGGTCGGGTTATTATCTCACTTCTTATACGCTCTAACGGTATCTTCTTCCCATCATAGGTAACAAGAACCGCAGAGGTTATTACGTAAGGCTTCATGTCTTGTAGGATTTCTTTGCCTGCCTTGCAATCTTCTTGTTCAACTTACTTAGACGCTCTGCCTGTTTGCTATCACCTCCAATATTATGAATGTCTGACTTTCGGTCTCCGATAAGCTTCTGAATGATTGCACCTTCGGATTTGGTTATTGTAAGTTTCATGATAAGTTATATTTAGTGGGGAGCTCCGAATCGAACAGAGCGCATTGTTTTGCTGGATGGTAGATGATAATAAACTAATGAATAACTAATACTAATTGGCAATCAAAAAGAATAACCGTCCAATACGTTCAACGCTACCATATTCCCCGTTTGCCCGCCATATCTTCACAGACCGGGCAGGCAGGTTAACAAATTGCTTCCGGATAGGTGGTCAAACCACACCGGGAAGAGTAGTTAACAATTAGCTAAAGTATAAATCACTTAACCCGAACCTTTCACGGGGCTTCTGCGTGAGCAGAGGGCGTTTGGTTAATTATATCAAGTCTAATATCTTTGTCTTGGCTATGGCATCCAACTTCATGTCTTGAAGCCCTTGCTTCATGTATTCCGCTGCCTTTTTGTTGGCATCATCCATGTCTTTTGCCGCTATTAGAACATAATACTTGTTCTCTTTTTCTTTCCCGTTGTCGTCTACGAAAATTTCAACGAGAGTAACCTTATAGAAGAACTCATCTTCCTGCTTCTCATTGACAATCTCACGTATCTTGCTTCGGCTGATTGCGAAAACGTCACAATCGCCATTATACAGTTCATTGCCTTTCAATTCCACATGACCGAAAAGCTCATCATCGGTAATGTAATGTTCGGTGACTTCCTTTTCATCGCCTTTCTCGTTAACTTTGTTTACTTTAAGCTTAAATTCGTACAGCATGATATTATATGTTTATAGGTTACACATCAGAACGGAAGGTCGTCACCAACATTTTGCATTGGTGGAAAATCGCTTTGTTGTAGCGCGTCGCTCTCTGTTATGGCAGGTCTTGAGGACGAACTTTCAGACCGACCTCCCAAAACAATGTCATAAGCAAGTATGTCTGTTATATACCGCTTGATTCCGTCTTTCTCATATTCCCGGTAACTGATAGTGCCGAACACTGTTACCTTATCCCCTTTGTGGATATACTTTTCTGCAATATCGGCAATGCCACGCCATGCGACAATATTATGCCAGCTCGTTTTCTCTGGCACATCTGTTCCGTCCTGCTTTTTATAACCTCCCGTAGAAGTTGCAACGCTGAATGTGGAAACCTTTACGCCGTTATCAAGCGTCCTTGTTTCGGGGTCTTTGCCTACGTTACCTATAATAAGGCACTGATTGACACTTTTACTCATTATTTTCTCCTCCAAATATCTTTTTATCGGTTATAAGTTCTCTGTTTTCTTCCAAGAACCGGATAAACTCCTCACAATGATTAGTAAGAATGGGAATATCACGTTCAGGATTGAAAACGTATGTTTCTGTATAGGTATCTATCACATAACCGCCTTTGTTGAACTCTACAATGTTGTACTCAAATGTCCGCACATCCGAACCGTTCTTCATCAAAGCGTATGGATAAACTAAATGTTGGTGGTGGTCTTTGAACTTCCCTACAGTATAGCTTCCAGTTGTTTTGATATCGTGGACGCTGGCCGGCATCAGCTCGTCAATTACCCCATAAACCAAAACATTGCCGTATGCGGTTGGAAGAATCGCTTCTACTCTTTGTTGGGTTAATGCTCCTTTGAAGTAACCGGAAAACTCTCGGCAAAGTGAGATTGGGAAAGTAAAAACACGATTATTATAGGTAGCTTTCAAACCTATAACCTCGTTGGTCTGAACCTCATCGTAATACAAAGGTCTACCTGTTTCGTCACAAGCTCCTTCGCGTATTACCTTATATACCTTTTCAACCTGCACAGTTTCGGATTTCCGATTTTCAACCATACAGTCAATAACCTCATTAAAGGCTGTTCCCTTGTCTGCCGCTTCGCTGTCGAATGGCTTGCGATTGATACGGTCTATCAGTTCTTGAAACTGCTTCTGCCGAAACTCTTCTTCCGTACATGGTGGATTCTCACTCCACCCATAATAACGCTCATATATGACATCGCTATTAAGGTAATTGAAGTAAGAATCCAACAATGTTGCATATATACGATAGTTAGGCTGCATCTGAATAAGTTTTAGTTTTCTTGTCAAATACCAGTCCCAAAGCCTTTACCTTTGCAGCAAACAGGCTTCTCGCCATCATCAAAGAACTACCTACATGTTCAAACTCATTAATATGGGCGATAAATTCATTGGCAGAATTTGCATCGGTAATAAACTCAATGTTTTCTTTAATCTCTTCAATCACCTTGTTATATTTGTCACTTTCTGCTTTTTTTTGAGCCAGCATTGCAAGATAAGGATTAATCACTTGTGTGGTGATAAAATCATTCTTTGCTGTCGGATTACCGTTGGCATCCAAATTTGTGGGAACTTCCATCACACTTGGCAGGTTACAGGTGTTCTTCCCGTCATTTCTGTTGGTCGGGTCAAAAGTGATTGTACACTTAACTCTGCCATTCTCGTTCTTGGCTTCCATGTAGCCCAATAAGTCAAGTTCGGTAACAATTGAGTTGTAGGATTTCTCGCGCAAAGCCGGAATGAATACTGTATCGTCACCTTCTTTCCGTGTATCACGGTGGGCAACGAAGATGATGTTTTTGTTCAAATTGGATAAATTACGTACAAATCCGCTAAACTCTTGGTTAATGCCACCCCAATCTCTTATCTGTGGTTGCCTTGTGCCGCATTTGTAAGAAATGATATAATCCATCATCTTGCCGATGGTGTCTATTACTATTGTCTGATAACTGGATAAATCTTCTTGCAGAACCTGCTGGACGTCCGTCCACGATGTTATCTGTACAATATCAACTCCATCCAAGTGGGACATGTTCACACGCTTCACACCGTTATCGAAGTCCAGTAATAAAGGTTTGGGGGCACTCAAAGCGGTTGTTGTTTTTCTCATACCCGCTTGACCGTACACCATCATTTTGATGGTAGTCGGTATTACCAATTCGTTTGCTTTTTTAATAAGTGGCATAATATATAATTTTAAATTCAACAATACCTTGGTAAGCCTTGACTAAGGCAGAGGTTTCTTCTTTCTTCTTCCAAACTCTCATCTGTATATTCGCATGAAATACGAGAGGCGTATCGTTTCAGCCTCTTATTAAAGGATTTTCTATCTTCGTTCAAGATGTTTTCCTCTTTATTCTTTGAAGACTGTTTCACTTTATTTTCCATGCATAATTATTTTTAAACCGCCCGCACAAGGTTAAAGGGAAGCGGTGCACACTTCGCTTCTCTCACGGCTTTTAGTACGGTAATAGCACTGACCTTTTCTGCGGCTGGAATAGGTCAAACCTCTATGATTTCAAAATTTCCTTTTTTAATATATATCTTATGGCTATGGTAATCTTTGACTATTGCATAATCGGATTGAGGTCGGACATTACCTGTACAATCCTCTACGTAGGAATTGCTGTAGGCTTTCACCGTTGCACTGTCGTAGGCTTTCACCGTTGCACTGTCGTAGGCTTTCACCGTTGCATTGTCGCAGGCTTCCACCGTTGCACTGCCGTAGGCTTCCACCGTTGCACTGCCGCAGGCAAATGAGACTGTTCTAACCTCATGGGTATTCCTGGTATAAATACCGGCTTCCGATAACTCCTCTTCCGTAAAGTTGTCTTCCAGGTATTTGGCATCAACAATCTTTGCACTCCTCAAAACCCAAAACCAATTTTCAGTAATGGCTTTTAACAGGTCGGATTTTGTATTACTTCTTAATCCCATTGCATAGCCAGCTTGACATGCGCCAGCATTTTTGGCGCGGATTAATAGTTCTTCTTTTAATTCTTCAAATGTTTTCATATAATTGTTATTAATGGGTTTCAAATAAAAACCGGACTATCTTCACAGACCGCCCGGCTACGACTAAACAAATACTTCATCTGTAGTGAAGATGTTGCGACACCCGGATTCGAACCGGGACGAGTTGTCAAGCTCCACGCATCTAAGGTTTGACATTCCTATCATAGAGTGCTACGTCTGCCAATTCCGCCATGCCGCAGTGTTTCCCGACCAGCACGTGGACGGGACTGTTTATATTAAAATATATCATGAATTATTCACCCTCACGGGCTTATTGAGTAATTTTTAAGAAATCAGGAGAAATCCCATATAAGGGCGTTTTGCCATCCCATTTATCAATAAATTGTTTGTATAAGATTTCTTTCGTCAATCCTCTTGACGTAATTAGAGCCTGTTCTGTCTTTAGCTGTTCAAGCTCATTTCGTTTTCTCTGTTCTGCTATTTGCTGGTCTAACACAGAGATATTGGTATTAACCTCATTACGGCTATCAATCTTTTCACGTACTGCTCTTGAAAATTCAAGCTGCGCGGAAAAAGTCAACAATTGAAGCCCTCTTTTCTCAAATTCTTTATCTACTATCTGTTCCAGCCGTTTTTCAAAAAGAAGAGAACCGCCATCAGCCATCAAGCTGTCTGTCTTATGTTTCCGGCTTTCTTCTTTTATCAAGTCATAAATACGCGGTTCAAGTATATTATCTTCAAGGCTTTGCATAAAACCATCTTTCCCGGATTCCGTATCGGCTTTATCTATATGTTTATTATCGAATACAACATCAACAGCCCTATTTTTTATAACTTTATATGAATAGGTGGGACGTGCATTAAATTCTGTGTTATCGGCAGCTTTCAAAGTGACAGGTTTGGCAAATTCACCTCTTTGGTCAAATAATGGGACTTGAAACAACTCTGTACCCCATTCCCAAGTGGAAACTCTACCCGATACCACCTTGAAATCCTCTTTCCCTTGCTTACCGTAGTTCTCCATCAGAACCCCAGCATAGTTAGGGGCTACTCTTTCGCAAGAAGCGAATACCAATAAGGTCATACAGACCAATGTCAGATTAATCAATCTCTTCATTTTTTAAGTTCTTAATTAGTTTATAAAAGAAATAAATTATTGTGGCTGATATTACTGCTACACCCAGCCAAGCGTGTAGGTGATTAAAAATCCTGTTCCCAATAGCAATTCCGATAATCAAAAGTGTTATTAATTTGATGTACTTATTCATAATTCTGATTATTTGGTTATTATTGTTCCCGTGAGCGTTCCGATGGTAGCCTTACTACTCTCAAGCATCTATTGAGAGCCACGGGATAATTACATATTACTTCAATTTTCTGATTATATCACCGCCATAAGAATATTGAGTTAACTCTATAAACTCATGTACGGTGTAAGTATCATTGTCAATGTCTATTCCCTTATTGGCACAGAATGACAGCCTTCCTTGCTTGCACGAACCGGTCAGCACATGATGCCAATGGAACAATTCTTTAGCCGATACCTTTTTAGTAAAGTCCTGAAAATGCTTTTTAAAAGCTTCCAACCTTTCCTCCTCAGTTGAATCGTCATACAATTTTTCTTGAAGCGACGCAAAGGCCTCGTGCAATGTTTCTCCATGAGCGAATTTCCCATTCCTTTTTGCAACAAATGTCTCGGTCAATGTAAAGTCATCGTTCAGTATATATCCTTTAGCTACATTGTCATGAACATGCTTGATAATTGTAGGAATATCATCAATGATATATACTTTGTCACCATTGAATGTTTTAATTCCATCGCCATAGCCAGAGCCAGAGCCATAGCCAGAGCCATCGCCATAGCCAGAGCCATCGCCATCGCCATAGCCATAGCCAGAGCCAGAGCCATAGCCAGAGCCAGAGCCAGAGCCAGAGCCAGAGCCATAGCCAGAGCCATAGCCAGAGCCATCGCCATAGCCAGAGCCATAGCCAGAGCCAGAGCCAGAGCCATAGCCATAGCCATAGCCAGAGTATATACTAAGAAACTTTCTTATCTGTTCTTCCATACGGCTACCTCCTCAATGGATTTTATCGCTTCATCTGTACAAGGAATTATTTCTATAACTCCCAAAATAGAGATTATCGGTACAACTAATGTAAATTTACAATCATTAGGTCTTTTCGTTCCCTCAACAGCTAATTGGCTGATAGATGCAGCCCCATGCCAACACCACAATCTTCGGCAGTCTGTCAATGTAACCTCACTACCATTTTTTTCTTTCAATACTCCGTAAAATACGCCCGCTCTGTCTGCTCTAATAATTACTTTTTTCCCAATCATAATTCTATATATTTAAAGATTAATAAATATTGGCTCCCCTCAACGCAACAATACGTGTTTGGCTTTTCAGCGTGCCCGAATTTGACGGGAAGGGAGTATATATAATAAGCGTGTACGGGCGCCTTTCATTACCACCGCATACTTTATACCGATTTAAGACTGTATCGGACGCTTATGTTGTCTTTATGACCTTTGTCTCTTGCGATACGGGTGCCCAAACCGCATACTCTCTACCGTAGGACATTTCGGTGCGAAGAGACAATCACGATAACCAAGCCTATACGGAGTCCCCGCGTTTCCGCTATCCGTAATCCTCGGTTATATTGAAATAAGTCTAAATATCAAATACTTAAACCTTATTTCACATTCAATACGTCAAAGAACTATGTATTTTGCTCCCTCTGCACGACTCGAACGTGCGACCTTCGCTAACCGGAAATTACCGGATACTAAACCTTCGAACAAGTAACCATAGCGATGCTCTGCCTGGCTGAGCTAAGAGGAAGGAGCGTTGTTCACACAACGCGGTTTTAATAGTCAAGACTGTCGTAATACTGCTTGTTGTTCATATATTCAGATACTACCGCCGACCGTGAGCTGTCGTTTATCCGGCTTCTGATGAAGTCATACTTATCGGAACTCATGCCAGATAATACATCATCGTTGTATTCTACACGGCTGCTGTATATACATCCCGCCATAATTGCTATTATTAGAGCAATCCGAAGAAGCAGGGAAGTAATTCTGTTTAAGCTATATGGTTTCATCTTTCCAAATATTTAATCAATGCCGATTTCTTAAATCGAAGAAGTCTACCGTTTTTTGTATGAGGTATATTAGATATATTGTTATACAAAGTACCAACACTGCACCCAAGAATATTAGCAGCCTCTCCTACCCCAACCCATTCATCCGAACATTCAATCACTGTTTCCTCTACAATCCTTTTCACATCCTTGCGCATAAGTTTGTACAGTTCTTCTGCTAATATTCTTGCTTCTGTGCGAGTCATAACTTTTTAACGGCTGTAATTGTAATTTCCCATGTTTTCGTATTAATAGACACCTTATATCTCTCTACATCCGGTCTTGGGTCTGCTAACGCGGCTCTATAAGCAACAGCTCTCGCTGAATCGCAAGCTCTGTAATCACTTAGACGTACAGTAAGCGAAGCCCCTGGTTTAATCTTCAAAATATCTTCTCTTGTTACTTTCATACCACTTATTATATAAATTTTCTCATTTTATTTGCTTATATATAGAAAATATACTATATTCGCCGATGTAAAAACAAAAGATAAGCGGCTTTTATAGTTGCTTCTATTTTTTATGCCTTGTTGCCGTCGTTCTTTCGTTCTAAGAACACCGCAAAGATAGTACATTTATTTTGTACCCAAAAGAAAAAGTACAGAAAATATGTATGTTATAAAACATGTTTAGCCAAGACATAAAAACATGTCTAAAAATTGGTCTTTGAAATGTTGTACAATCGGTTATTATTCGAATTTAAAGGATAGCTGTACTTTCACTTTTTTAAACCTGTCATTTGGAAGGTTGTGTAATCGGACTATATCATTCATGGAGTTTGTACACATGGAGTCAACCATTTCATTGTATTTGTCTCCATTATGTCCTTTTACCCAGCGAAAACATACGGAGCTAAGTGTCTTTACCCGTTCGTTGTATTTGATTATCAAATCTCTGTTTTTCTTCGGCTTCCAAATACCAGAAAAAGACGTTGATTGCATATTTGCTGTCTGAATACACGGTTAGGTCAGAACCTTCGGGGACGGAACAAACAGCGCTTATGATAGCAAGCATTTCCATACGGTTATTGGTCGTATAAAGAAAGCCCTTTGAAGCGGTTTTTACAACTTCTCCCCTATGGATTATCAGATAGGCTGAACCTCCCTCTCCATACACTGATGTGTTTTGACATCCTCCGTCTGTATATGCTATATATTTACTCATTGTCTTGGTATTTTATATATTAAATTATCACGCACGTATGTGTTTATATACGCTGTATAACCCCATTCTCTCTGTAAATAATATATGTTCCCAAAATAGAAATATCATAAATAAGCAGCGTTAATGGGATTATCAAACGGATTTTCATAAACAGGATGCTTGGACACTTTGAGATTTGATGATTCTACACGCTTCTTGTGATTATAAATAACGTGCTTATATTTCTCGGTAGTCCCTCTGTCGCATATAGAGTAAGAACAAGGAATGACAATCCATCCGCTTCCGTCTTTGGGGTTATAGATAAAATGTTTCCTTCCCGTTCTTTTGCGCCACTCTTCAACGGTGTTGGCATTCACGGTATGGATAACCATTTCCCCGTGCGCCCTTGTCTTGGAGATTACTCCGTTTCGGAACATTTCATTCATCAGTCTGTGTGCGGTACTTCTGCTTGAACCGGATATATTTCCAAGTTTGCGCAAAGTCAAATCCTTGGTAAGGGCACAACGTTTTTGTTTCGGTTTCCCGTTACTCTGCGGAAAGTTGTCTCTATCAATAGAATTGACTGCACAAAGAAGCATAATACAGTTCAGCTCATGCACAAGCATGCGAATTGAATATTCCTTCTTATTCAGTTTATAGCAATAATCAGAGGTGTAATTAAAAGGCGTACGCCCTATTGACCTTTTGATTTCCTTGCTTTTAAAAGTGTTTGCAAGAAAGCTGCCTCCTTTTACGGAAAACAGAAAACTGTCGTTTAACGCTCCGTTAATAAGGCGTTTGGCTTTATCGTGAGAAACATGAAACAGTTTCATCACTTTATAAGGGGTTACATCGGTAAGTACAGAATTTGAATACAGACACTTGATACCAATAGCAAAGGCAAGCAATTCTTTTTCAGCCTTGCTTGCCTTGTATCTTTTGATTATATCTATTGGTATATTAAGTATGTCCATTGACCGATTGTATTTTATATAAAGAATGAATCCCGTAATAGGTAGCAGCTATCACAGGATTCATCTCATATAATTAGCCCGAAAGGGGTAAGTATAAACAATGTCAATTGAACAACTGCTACTTGTTACGGCGACAAATATAGTACATATTTTCTGTACTACAAAATAAAAAGTGAAAAATTATGGATGATGTCACAAAAAGGTTTTTTGAAGTACTTGACAAAGTCGGTATAAGCGGAGCCTCTTTATGTAAAGAGATTCCAGATTTGACCAAACAAAAACTTTCCAATGCAAGGAATGGAAGAAATAGCATACAAATAGATGTTGTAAGCTATGTATGCTCACATTACAATAATATAAACTCTGGATATATATTGACAGGAAGAGGAAGCATGTTCTTTGAAGAAAGCTTACAAGTTGAAAGTTCAAAAGTTAACATTATTTCAGACAAGGAGCAAGATGACATTAAAAAAGATTTAGAGATAGCAGTAACACAACTGGAAGAAGACCGAGATACCATAAAAGTCCTAAAAAAAATAATAAAAAGACAGCTTTCAGAAATAGAAGAACTTAAAAAAGCATTAAAGATGCAATCTCCCGCTTAAACAATAAACAAAAGATAGATGTTATCAAAAAAAAAGCCTGAGTAACAAAAAAATGAAAAATCTAAAAGAAAGACTCATCACTGCTGTAGATAGCATCTTAGTTGAAGAATTAGAAATTTTACACATTTTATACGGCATGCAAATCATTCCCTGTAAAAAGGAGCATACTATGACTAATACATTTGATTTGCGTAGTCTAAATCAAGACTTGTTAAATGAAGAAAAAGGAAACACAAGAGGAAAGAGCAATAGACCGACTAAAGATATTTATCGAATACGCAAAAACGGAATTAAAGGTAATAAAGGGATATAGCTCCTTTGAAACGTATTGCGGATTAGGCAACGGATACATCAGTAATTCGGACAAAAAAGGAAAAAGTAAAGGAACAATAGGAAGCGATTTGATAGCACGTATATCAGATGCTTTCCCTATGCTTAATGTCAAATGGCTATGCTCCGGGAAAGGAAACATGATAGATGATTCTTGGAAGTACGAAGAAAAGATTATAGCCATAAAAAAGATACTAATGTGA